CCTGTGGTCCTGTTTGACCTGTTGGTCCTTGAGACCCCTGTGGTCCTTCTGTACCCGTCGGGCCCTGTGGTCCTACTGGACCTGCTGAACCTTGTGGACCCTGTGGTCCTTCTGTACCCGTTGGTCCGATAGGACCCAGTGGACCTGTTGGACCTGCTGAACCTTGTGGTCCTTCTGTACCCGTTGGACCCTGTGGTCCTTGTGTACCAACCGGACCCTGTGAACCTTGTGGTCCTTCTGTACCCGTTGGTCCGATAGGACCCAGTGGACCTGTTGGACCTGCTGAACCTTGTGGTCCTTCTGTTCCTGTTGGACCTATTGGCCCTTGTAAACCAATTGTACCCTGTGGTCCTTGTGGACCCTCTGTACCTGTTGGTCCGATAGGACCCACTGGACCTGTTGGACCCTGAGAACCTTGTGGTCCTTCTGTGCCTGTCGGACCTATCGGTCCTACTGGACCTGTTGGACCCTGAGAACCTTGTGGTCCTTCTGTACCTGTTGGTCCGATAGGACCTACTGGACCCGTCGGTCCTTGAGAACCCTGCGGTCCTTCTGTACCCGTTGGACCTATTGGTCCTACTGGACCTGTCGGTCCTTGAGAACCTTGCGGGCCCTCTGTACCTGTTGGACCTATTGGTCCTACTGGACCTGTTGGACCACGACTACCTTTAGGACCCTCTGTACCTGTTGGTCCGATAGGACCCACCGGACCTGTTGGACCACGACTACCTTTAGGACCTTCTGTACCTGTTGGACCTATTGGTCCTACTGGACCTGTTGGACCACGACTACCTTTAGGACCTTCTGTGCCTCTTGGACCCATAGGACCTGTCCAACCCGTTGGTCCTTTCGTTCCGTCTTGCCCCTTAGTTCCTGCTGGACCTTGTGGTCCGATTGGACCGCCACCAGACAATAGATTTTGTACATCGGTGTTTAAAGTAGAAATAAGACTAGTATTAATACCTTGTTGCGCTAGAATATTCCCAATCAAGTCGACGCTAGAAACAATTTCATCAAAGTCTGTATCTTGAATAGAACTTTCCACCGACAAATTAACTAGGTCAGTAATTTCTTGTAATGTAATCCCGCTGTCTGTTGTTATGAGACTATAAATTTCAGCGAAGTTCTCATTAATTTTCTCACCGGCGGTGCGAAGTGTATCACCCGATCCGTCGTTCGCTCCCTGTCCAGTGTTAATGATTTTTCTTGACATTTTTGTTTGTCCCTTAAAATAGTTTATTTATTTTTATTAAGATTTCTCGATGGCATACCAATAAACCAAATCGTCTCGTATTCCATATACTTGAGAGTCTCTTAAATCTCTACGAGTATAAGTCACACCACCAATAGTATAAGATGACCTTCTGAAGATCCCTGGCGTATTTTCAGTGAATACTAACTGATCATTCCAATAGACTGCTGTATAAACCATACCTTCATCACTTGATGGGTCATAGTAGTCTGCATGATACCAGTAGAATCTTGGGGCATCTTTAGAATATCGAATGTCCGCTGGTTCTGGTTCCGGTTCTGGTTCTGGCTCCGGTTCTGGTTCCGGTTCTGGTTCTGGCTCCGGTTCTGGTTCCGGTTCTGGTTCTGGCTCCGGTTCTGGTTCAGGGCCTGGCTCCGGTTCTGGCTCTGGTTGTGGTTCTGGTTCAGGCTCAGGTTGTGGTTCTGGTTCTGGTTCAGGCTCAGGTTCTGGTTCCGGAGTTGGACCCACGCGGAGTACACCAAATATGTTTCCGTTATAGTCAGAAGACTCCTGATCACCACGTTCATAGATGCGACCATCTGGACCAATGAGTCTGGTAGGCCAACCATCTTCGTGACCTGTTATATCGTAGACGACTTCGTCATTCCACTTGACTGTAACTCTAAGTGTCGGTATCCACTGCTCCCACGAATACTCTGGGTATGCTGATCTGTAGTGGACTATATTGTCTGGTAGATCCTCTTCTGGTTCTGGTTCTGGTTCTGGTTGTGGTTCAGGGCCCGGCTCTGGTTCCGGCTCAGGTTCTGGTTCTGGCTCAGGTTCTGGTTCCGGATCTGGAGTTGGCATCGGTTGTGGTGGTTCAATCATATCTGGAGTCCAAACCTCTGGACCAACATCTACTAAGGTACCATCTGCATCTCTATACCTGACCGTAACCTCTGTCTCCGCCGCACCACCATCAAGTAGTTCAAAGTCTTCAGACATGAGGATCTCATCGTTACTCATTCTAAACGATCGAGTCGATGCCCAGTCCGCAACGGTTGTGTAAATTTCTGCTAGACGTTCGATGGATATATCGTCGTAACGGTCTAACGTCTCTAGTGCGCTCAAAATAAATGTGATGTCTTCTGGGTCCGTCTCGCGCAGTGTCATCAACGCAAACGTAGAACGTAGGTTGATACCACCCACTTCTGATCCGACTGGTACTGGATAGTTTGGTGTCTCTAATGGATCTGTAGTAAGACCCGCACGGAGTCCTATAATAGCATGAGACAATAATGCAACTTCTGCTGCAAGATAGAAACCAGCGGGATGAGCAAACTTCTTATAGATTGTTTCATAGTCTATGAGACTCATTCCGGTCTTCAATAAGATAGAGAAGATCTGATACTTCTTATCGTCGACAATAAACTTAATACTCTCTGGACCAATAAAGGACCCACCATCCTGATCATTCAGAATAAAGATGTTACGTTTCGGATATTCTATCTCTACGGTATCACCAAAGAACCCACGAAAGAATTGTTCAACTGATTGTTCTGTACCTTTCGCACGATAGAAGTTAGCAAGAAGTCTTGCCATCAACTGAGGATTGTTGTAGAATGTATCTGACTGAACACCCTCTGCAAGTTCGGCGAGTAATGAATCTAGATGGGACCCATCTATGCTACTAATAGTGCGTACATTATATAAAGACTGTATCTGTTTTGAAAACGAACCACTCTCGTTCCCTTCCATGTACTCGTAGTACCTTTCAAGGAACTGTATAAACTCTGGGTATTGCTCAACGAAAAACTCAGGTACCGCATTCCTTACTGTGTTGGAATGCAGTCCGATATGAGTTCGACGGTCGTCCGTTTGTATTGCCATTATAATGTGACCTTAATCGTCCCTTCATCAATGATTGCACGAGATGTAGATAAGCCCTCATCAAGTTCTATAATATAGTTGCGTAATGGTCTGATCGTCGACGAATTGGCAGGAACCACTGAGATCTTGATCTCTACTGGAAGTAGATTTGTTTGCACTTCCAATGCATTTATTAAAACCTGTCCCTTTGCTTCGTCATAGTAACCGATGTTACTGAACTCTAGTTCACCATCAAGGTTAAAGATCTGTAATTTATGGGACCCTAATTCATTTTTAATAATGACATTTTTTCCTTGCCATAAGAAAGGAGATGTTGTTACAGTATTAACGTCCTTGTCCGGAGATGCTAACGCGAATGGGTAATCTATCACATGACTTAATGCCCTTGGTTCGATTACAGTAATTCGTTGTTGACCCTTGACTTCCATTCGTGAGTTGAGTATACTAGGATGGATAGAATCAATATCACTCAATAGATTTGAACGGCGGAATACTGTTCCAAAGGTTCCAAGGTTCTCTTTTACATAGTCTACAATAAACTGCATGACTGTGCTAGATTGTCCTTCTGGTGTATCAATCTTAGAAACTGCGTCTAACTGAAAGACGGTATTGATTTCTAAGTAAGTTTTCTTTGGATTGACAAACTCTGTATCTATTGACATAATAGAAAGGTGCGAAGTCAAATCTGATATAATGGATTCCTTTACAATGTTTTGTCGCTGATATGGGACCCCCTCATAAAAATCAAGACTGACAAATACCTTACCATATTCTGGTGGTTGATTATCTGCTCCACCCCATGCGATAACATTTTGGATATCATTTCCATAGTTTGACTGTATCATCGCTGCGTAATCTTCGGCAGTCACTAAACGTTGTTGTGATGCAAACGCTCTTGGTGCGTTGAGTTTAATAGAACTAAGGGATTCCTTATCAGAGCCTCCACCCGCTTCTGTAGTATTAGTTACTTCGATACGCAATCCGTCCAGACGATCCGCATTGAAGTTAATCGCACCATTTGGTTTTTCGCCCAATGTCTGTAAATAAGAAACTCGAATAACCGAACCGACCCCAGGCCCTTCTCCTAATACATTACCGTCAGAGAAGAACATCTCGTAGTATCCGTTCGAGATTTCTTTAATCATATAGACACGCGAATCTGGAGTAATAGAAGGGACTGACAGAATGTTAGAATATGATACTGTCTCCATAGTGGTAGGGTTCTCAGAGACCGTGACGATCATTGTAGACACATCTACGTTGGTGTCTGGTATGACGTATACCGCATCTTTTTCGGATGACACTAAAAAGGTTTTTTCGCGATAAGTTCCTTCCTTGACTTCGACGCCCGTCCAGTCGTAGGTGATTGTCCCGTCTGAGGATACATTACCGACTACCGATGTATCATCTGTTGTTACGAATCGGTATGCGGTATCTCCCACTTCTGCGAAGACTGCATGTCCTTTGCTGATTTTTTTGGGGGCACCCGCTACGCTTTTTGGAGAAACAGAACTCGTATCCGTGGTGAGTCTGAGATCTAGGTATGCGGTCGATGCTGTATTACTCTTCGGTGTGTAACCCAAAGTCTCTGCATGACTGACCGCACTGGAACGTAATTGTGACGAACTAAGGAACGACTCATTGATCGCCATGTTCGCGATAAGACCATTCACATGAGTATTATACGCAAGCACATCCATAATACTCGACAGACCAGAACCTTCAAAGTTGTAGTCCTTGTATTCGTCATACTTCTTAAAGTGTTGTTTTAGACTCTGTCTGATTTCTAAGAAGTCTAGGTCTGTAGTTTTCACTGCCATTATCGTATCCTTGAGATGGACACTTCCATCGTCTCTACTTTTAAATTCTCAATTATCTGAAACACAATGTATATCCTTAACGCATTATTATCACTATCCAAATTCGCTTTGACTTTCGTCATACCCACGCGTGGTTCGTATCTGCGTATCGTCTCAGCAACAATTGTCTCTATGTCGTCTTCATCCAGATCCGTAGATAGTTCAAAGAGAAGACGATTCAGGTCCGCGCCTAACAATGGTTGAAACGGAATGTCACCGCGATTAGTTAACAACAGTTTACGTATAGACTGTTTAACAGACGCAACCGAAGTTTTCTTATAGAGGTTTCCTTTTGGAGAGATACTAAAGGACAGGTCTAAGTCGGAGTTCTCCGCTGGACTTGAACTTGTAATGGGACGTTTGGTGATGTCCTTGTCTTCTAATGAGAATACTGTGGTCGCCATAGTAGAATCTCTGAAATGTGTTTTGTTCTATTTATACCAGACCGTCGATAAATTCTTGGAATTCTTCTTCGGTCATGTTTTCTGTATCGGGGGCTTGAATGTCATCGAGGCTGGGGAGAGCTAAACCCCCTGCTCTGTGGGGGACCCGTTCAACTGCTATAAGTAGGGGGGGCTCCACTCCTATAACGGACAGGTCTGGTAAGGGTATCTCTATCTCCAGCGGTAGTCCGATCAGCTCCATGACATCACACAGCGTAAAGTCTAAGAACGATAACAGCTTTCCCAGACCGATCGCAGACAGAAACTTCTTGATCTTACGTAACCAGATATTGAACAGTTCCTTCATGGAGATTATTTTCCAGTCACGTGCCGCAGTGACGATCTGATTAATACGTTCTTCCAGACACGTGACCTTTCCTTCTATCTCACCACCGAATACTTCTACGAGAGTGATGTCAAAAGGTGCGGGTAATGGTATACTGGTCTCTAGGATCTCATCGATCATGTCAAGACCTATCTGGTTTAATTCGTTCTCTAACTCAGTTTGTGCATCAAAGTTCTTGACATCTGACTCTAACTGTGTTATATTATCCTCAACATCCTGTTCTAAGTCTGCGAGTTCCTGTTCTACGTCAAGGTTCTGTAGTTTCTCTAGGTCGCCGAGTATGCGGTTCTGTTCTTCTGTATACTTTTCTACGACCATGTCTATGACTGCGCGAACCCATTCTGCCATATCAAAAGACAATGGAATAGGTAAGTTGGGCAGACCTAATGCGTCCCATATCTCTTTGAACTTACCGATCAGTTTATCGAACAGTTTGAACAGTGACATCGTGCACCATTCCATGATCTCGTTTTTAATATAAGACCATGTGAGTTTTGCCTTCCACTCTTCACACTTGACACCGAACTCTCCATCGTGTAGTCTATACTGTTCGGGAACAAGCATATAGAAGGCATCAAGCACTTTCGCTTTCTCATCCTCTAACATACCTAATGCAGAGTCATACGCATCCTGTTCGAGTTTCCCTGATTCAAAATCTTCTTGCAATGTCTCTAGTTTTGTGGTATACTCTTCTGTCCACCCAGAGATCTGTGCCTTGAGTTCTTCCTGATAAGATGGCTCACTGATCAGTCGCAATACATCAATAGACAATCCCATAATAGGAACCGCAAACTCTACAGGAATAATCTTACTGATCATCTCCATCATCTTGACAGGAATAAAGATATGAAACTCCTGCACAAGTTCTGTGAATGCGTCCTCTGCTTCCTTCTCTAACTGACGGACTGTCCTACCCTTCTCCCAATACGGTTCAAAGAGTGTCGCGACATTATCAATAGTATCTTCAATTTCCTTGATCTTATCTTCAAACTCTGATACAATACCTAATGGGTCCTCTCCATTCTTCAGTGCTTCTAGGTCTGCTTCCAGTCTAGCACGTTCCTCACCGGACTTCACCGCAATCTCTTCTTCCAAGTTACGGATACGGTCTAGTGTGTCCTCAGCGTCCTTAGCGACCTGCTGTTTGAATTCAACCAGTTTCGCTTCGATGTCGCTGGGAATCGCTGTGATCTGATTGAACATGTTAGTGAGATCTGCCTTAGTCGGTAGTCCCCCTTCAGGACACGGCAGAGGTATCGTAATGGATGTCATCCCAGACGAACTCCATTACCGCCGCGTACCGTCACGGTGTCTGTGCCTGTTACTGAAACGTTCTTCGCTGAGATCTTCGCGTCTCCTGTCACTGTAATATTGCAGTCACCTCTTATAGTAACGTTTGCGCGGTTCCCTCCATCTTTGGAACCTACTTCGATCTCTGCATCACCCTTAACGCGTATATACTGGTCTTTCTGGACCTCTGTTCGCATACCTCCGTTGTGTTCCATTTCGGTGTATGTGCCAGAAGCATGTTGTTCTCTAATGCGTGTGTTCTCAGGTGTGTCATCATACTCTTTGAAGTGTCCCTGTTCGGTTTGATAGATCTTATTATGGGGATAGTTCTCTGTAGCACGTTGATTATTATCGTCTTTCTTTGGAATCGTCCCTAGAACGAGAGGGAGTTGTGAATCCTTACCATCCAGAAAGATACCGAATACGTGAGTTCCCACTAACATACCAAGATACTGTCCTTTACCTTCATGTACACCTTGTGTGATAGGAACTACGATCTGTGCCCACGGTAGGTCTGGTTCTTCTATTTCGTCATAGACTCCAAAAATCTTTACGCGAACACGTCCTAGCTGGAGAGGATCATCCTTTACATTAACAACCTCACCTAGGAACCATCGTGTCTGATCTCCATAGTATTCAAGGAATTGTTTAGGAATCATTGTATTCACCATGTGTGAGTTTAACAGCAGTAAGCGTTACATCATATCCTTCAGATTTAAATGAATGTTTTGCAGCGTAGATAAGGTAGTTACCTGTCTTCTGTTTATCAAACTGTTCTCTTAGAGTCTCTGGATTTGATTGAGTAGACATGAAGAGAAAAGACATGACGCGTCCAATAGTATTGAGATGATTAGGTATGGTGAAATCATATCCGTCTACGACTGCAACTAGAGTATCGTAAGACAGGAGAGTCTTGAATGCGGCAGACAATGGTTTGTGTTTATAGGATGATTTCTTATCACGTTCATCGATAGTGTGGGTACCTTTATATGCTTCGGTACCTCCGATTGTAGTGATAACACGATTACCAAGGGTTTTATCTTTGGTTGCCATTTCAGTGAGTTTCTTATCATGGACAGAGAAATGAGAGGGAAGCACTCCGCGGCCTTTCATACCACGTTCAGTTAACAACTCATTGATATCTGTCTCATGATTATAGTCTACCTTCTCCACGTGCATGTCAGTGACATCAATGAACTGGTGACGTGCACCGATGAGACCTTGTTTAATAAGAGGATTGAGATCTTCGGATGACTTATGTTCGTATGCCTTGATAGTACGACGTTGTGATCGTCCTCTGGATGTTTGAGAAGATGCGAAATTATTGAATGGGGCGTCTTCGGTCCACGGTTCCAGATTTAACATGAATTCAAGATCCATACACCAGAAAAAATCGGTAGCCGATGAAACTGGCATCGCAGAATAGACAAAGAGTGGATAACCCTTTTCTGTGGTTGCACGATTCTTGATCCAAGAGATAGCCTCTAACGGAGTCATATTCGGAACGATGACTTTCATATCTTGTACGGTTGTGTTATAATCAATCACAGTACGATCAGTGAGGAATGACTCGGATATTGATTTAATGATCTGGCCTGGTTTACCCTCGTAAGACTTGTTTACATTAATCGCATTGGACTCATACCAGACTTCTTCGATTAAGTGAAGCAAAACAACCTGAGTGTTCTCATTGAGACCCTGATTGATTTTCTCCACAATCTTATCAATACGAAAAAACTTATGGCAGAAAACTCCGATAGGGTCTTCGGTACGACTGATCTTCACTTCAACACGGTCGTTTGTTCCTAACCCGATACCAGACAAGATGTCAGACGTATCCTCGAAGGCAATCAAACCCGTCATCCACGGTTTGTCCAGATGTTCAAAGATGTCCAGATCAGAGACGATAGTCTTCATGTCTATCTTGACCTCTGGATCCCAACTCGCAGTGATCTCCAATACGTCAAACTTGAAGATCGTTTCTAATTCTTGGTTTTTAGTGCTCATGCTTTCAACGCGTCAATCACTGCACCCACTACCTGACGAATACTATCAGCGCGAATGACAGAGATCTGTTTCAATTGGTTATTGGACTTGACATAAAAATCATACTGTGTCACTATAGTCTCAGATGGGGTTGGTTTAAGATCGATCCAATTGGTAATAACCTCACCGTCTTGTAGATAATGACGCGTAGATAGATGTTGAGGGACAGCAGACTGTGCCTCGATCGTCTCGATCTGTTCACCCACCACGGATATAATAGACTCTGGAACACCATCGTTCTTAAAGGTATCGTTTGTTTCTATAACGAGTTGACCCAGATCCACGTTCTTATCGACAACTACACCACCCGCACCTGAGCGTTGACCAGTGACGATCTGACCGACTTTAAATTTGTCGGTGATATCTGAGGTCGTGTTGAGTACGATGTGTGGGTAGTCTTTCTTGACTTTAGAGAGGACCTCTAGGTCCGTTAATGGCCATCCAGACTCACGTATCTGCGGATTGAGTAGATACAGAGTCCAGTGCAATTGAGGGTTATTGTATAGTTTGTATGCCACGTGGTCTGCGCGTTCACCATGTTGGATATAGTAGTCCTGATAGAACGATGCGTTCTGACGTACCTGATCAACTACTTCTACATATCGTGTTAGGTCCTGTGTTACCGCAGATCCAGCATCGAACTCATACAACTCTACCGGAAAGTTTTTAAAATACATTAGAATCCGTCCCTTATGTCTTGTGCGTTCAATGCGACTTCTTCACGGAAAGAGAGTGTTAAGTCATACTCAGATGCATAAGACTTTTCTGGACCCTTATGCCAAGCCATAGAACTCGCATTGTAGCTGGTAGTAATAGACTCCAACACACATGTTTTGATTTTGGTTCCGATCGGTTGACCGTTTGCAGTCAGAGTTATGTCAAACATGTGTGGGTATTTGTAACCTGCTGATATAGCCCCTGCCTGAATAGATTCTGGGTATGCGTGTAGTCGAAAACGTTTGATGATCTCCTCCACCTCTTGTGCCTCACGTTCGGAGACGGGTAGAAATTTGAACTGAAACTGGAATGTGCGTAAACCTACACCCTTAAACATAGCGCGAGTATTAGGGTTGACAGTTACTGCCGAGGATAATTGGAGAGGTAATTGCAATTCGTCAGGCATTAGTTTTCCTAAAATACCTTTAGCGTTACGTGCAATCGTAAGCTGTGCGAGGTCTTTACCATTACCCGATGCGTCAGTTAAAGAACCGAATCCGGTTTTGAACATCTCACCGATCGCTTCACCGAATCCACCGCCGTTATTAAATGCATTAAGTGCTGCCGCACCTGTCATACCAAGGTCAGCATTGGAATACTGTAATGCGTCCCCTGTAGAAAACCCTTGGGGTAGGTATATCTTGATCCCTGAAGTAACGTCAGTTCTTTCATATGAGGACACTGGTGCGTCACCATCACCATTTGCATCTCTTTTTGCTTGACCAGCCTCTGCTGCCTTTTCTGCAGCGGCAATCTTTTCTGCATCACCTCCCGCGGCGGAAACGAATAGATCGAACTTTTCTTTCAGACCCGTCAATATATCGGGAACACCTTCGATTGCGGCACCATGAACCTCTTTTATACTAAATTTTATACATGCCGGATATCGACCCTCCCTATGATAGGGATACTTTAGAGGGCCCGGTGGTGATGGTACTTTAAGAGCGTCTTCCTTAGCCTTTGCGATCTCGGCTTCAGACATTTCTTTTACAACAGCATCATCCGTTGATACTGTCACATCACCTAAAGGATTTTGAGTACCAGTACCTTCACTTTCACCCTTCTTTACGAGGCGACTGCTTACTACTACATTTGGATCGTCTGACATGATAATCTCGCGTCTATAAATATCGTTACACTATTTATACACGAAATCGATGAACCTAGTAGACGACACTAAATTCCTGACTGAGGGATGGGACACCATTGAGGGTCACGTTCTGCCTGATAATAAGACGTGTCTGGCGTTTGCGAGTATATTATCTATGACGCAGGCAAATACCGTCTTCGAGATTGGGTTCAACTTTGGTCA